TTGGACTTTCTCTAATATCTTTGTACAATGGTTTGTTTTCGTAATTTTTCATTTTTTGGACAGTCAAGGGGTTTGACAATTCTGATCTTGTTTTTGAAATTCCTTTACCTTTATTGATAACGTCTTCTGTACCAGCACTTCCATCTTTTTCTACAGATGCTGGATTAGATTTCTTTTTTAAAATTTTTCCACTAATATCTTCGCCTAAAATTTTACTTGAAAAATCTTTAACTCTATCTTTAAGATCTTGTTTTACACCCAATCCAATTTTACCTATATCACTTTTAGATAAAGCTTTATCAGTTTCTTTTTTAAATTTTTTAGACTCTGATTCGCTTGATGGGGTTTTAAAAGATTTTAATTTGTTATTTGAAATTTTAAGGTCTGGATTTATAAGATCTTTTGTTTTTTTTGAAATTTGAATTTTACCAGTTGAAAGTGCCCCTTCAATTGAATTTTTAAGTTTAGATTGTTTTTCAGGTCTTTTTTGTTTCTCTAATCTATTTTTTAGATTATTTAATTTATTTTTAACTATTTCTATTCCAGAATTTTTTATTTTATCTTTCAAATCCATATATTCCCCCCAATATACTATATATTTATATGCCTTTGAATGGAAAATATAAAATAAAAAATAAAAAAAAATATAGAGGTAATCCCAATAACATTGTTTACAGATCTTCTTGGGAAAGAAAGTTTATGATTTTTTGCGATGAACATCAATCTATACTTGAATGGAGTTCTGAAGAATTTAGCGTCCCTTACAGATCCCCTGTTGATGGAAAAGTTCACAGATATTTTCCAGATTTTATTGTTAAAAAAATTAACAATCAAGGTAAAATTGAAACATTAATGATAGAAATTAAACCTCAATCTCAGGTAAAAAAACCCAAATCTGGTAAGTTTGGAATTAAACAAAGAAAACTTTTAAGAGAAAATGTGACTTGGCAAATAAATAATGCTAAATGGACATCAGCTCAAAGGTTTTGTGAAAAATATGGGTGGAAGTTTAAGATAGTTACTGAAAAGGAATTGAACATATGAGTCTATCTAATTTTTTTAACAAAAGTGAAGTTGGTAAAAAAACTAAAATAGAAGAATCAATGGATTGGATGAGAGATAGGAGTCAATCAATATCTCAAAATATAATAAAAGAATCTTCATCAAAAACTGAAAGTTCAGGAAGGTGGGGTCACATATACCAATTTGTTTATGAGGCAAAAACTAAATCAAGATTAAAATATTATGATTATTTTCCAATGTCAATAGTTTTAGAAAGATATAATAATGGATTTCTTGGACTTAATCTTCATTATTTGCCCACACCTTTCAGATTTCTTTTAATGGATCAATTATGGGATTACATTTCTTCACCAACAGGAGAATTGGACGAAGATACAAGAATAATTATTAGATATAGTATGTTAAAATCTTTAAGTGGGAAGAAATATTATAAACCTTGTATTAAAAGATATTTATATTCTCAAATGAAAACGCCAATGTACCATATACCATCAAATAAATGGACTTTAGCTATGATATTACCAAGTGCTAAATTTTTTAACAGTAGGGGTGGAATTATTTTACAAAAAAATATTTATATGGACTCAAGAAATGATATTATAAATAATAGTTGATATGAAAAGTATTAAAGAATTTAGTGAAAGTTTAAGGGGTGGTGTTTCAAAAGCAAATTTAATGGATGTTAAATTTTACCCTTGCTCTAAAATGATGGAGAAATCGCCATGGAGGGAGGGTTTGGAGTTTTTAACTTTTAAATGTGAATCTGCAGATCTTCCAGGGAAAACTTTTGAAACTCAAAAAACTAAAGAATATGTTATAGAAAGGCAAACACCTTTAGGAGTTTCTTTTTCAGATTTAAACTTAAACTTCATTTGTTCTACTTCTATGATAGAAAGAAGATTTTTTGATGAGTGGATGGAAATTTGTTTAGGAACTCAGACTAAAAGAGCTTCTTACTATAAGGATATAATTTCCCCTAAAATAGAAGTCACATTATATGCTGGGCAAAGTAATATCAAATCTTGCTCATTCAAATTTATAAACACATATCCATTATCAATTTCTTCCCAAGCAGTTGGTTGGGAAAAAAATGAAGTGTTAAGAATGACTGTCAATTTCTCATATGAAAAGTGGGAAGTTGAATATTTTGAAATTTCAAAATAACTTTTATATAGGAGAAATATATTATGAGTACAAAACTTCCAGTGCTAAACGCTCCAAGATTTAGCGATAAACTCCCATCAACAGGAGAAGAGTTCACATATAGACCTTTTTTAGTTAAAGAAGAAAAATACATTCAATTGACTAAAGAATCTGATGATATTAATATGATATATGAATCTTTAAAATCTTTAATATCATCTTGTACAAATCTTGAAGATATTGAAAGATTGTCTTTATTTGATATTGAATATATTTTTCTTAAATTAAGGGAAAAATCAGTTGGAGATATTATAGAATTGCGAATGAAACATGTTGAAGACACTGATTGTGATCATGTTCAAGATGTTTATTTGGATTTGAATAAAATTTATATAAAAAGTGAAGAGGGTCATGGTGACATTTTATTGTTGGATGAATCTCTTGACATAAAATTGAAAATGAGATATCCAAAATATAAAGATATTTTAGAATTGGAAAAATCAAAAGATGATCTGGAATCAATATTAGATGTTATAATTAATTGTGTTGATATGGTTATTCAAGGTCAAGAAGTTTTCATGTTAAAAGATTTTTCAACAACTGAGAAAAAAGAATTTTTCTTAAGTTTTAATATGACTCATATGGAAATTATTAAAAATTTCTTCAAAACTATGCCAAAAGTTTGTTATGATTTAGAATGGACTTGTTCTAAGTGTGGTAAAAAAGAATCTCATGTCATAGAGGGGGTTCAATCTTTTTTATCATAGGACTATCTCACGATAATATAGAAAACTATTATAGAACTAATAGTGCGATAGTCTATAACAACAGGTTCACCCTCACTGAGTTAGAAAATATGTTTCCATTTGAAAGAGAAATATATGTTTCATTGCTGATTCAGAATATAGATGAAGAGAATAGAAGGTTGAATAAAACAACCTTATAAATACTGATTATGGCACGATTACCTTCATTATCATCTGAATCAAATGTACAAGAAACTTTAAAAGATCTATTTTTAAATTTTTCTCAACAAGAACTTGAATCAATTAAAGGTGATTTCTCTTTATCTGATTTAAAATCAACATACAGGGATCTTTCTTTCATTCATCACCCTGATAGAGGGGGTTCAAATGAAGAGATGGGACGTGTTAACGATATTTATAAGATTTTAAAAGGAACTTTTGAAGAAATACAAAATATTGGAAATTCAGTTCCAAGTTCTTTGAGCGATTTAGTTGAAATTTCAGAAAAAGAACAACAAGAACAACAAACAAAAAGTAAAATACAAGAAAGAAAAGAAGATAAAAATATCAAGCTGACTCAATCTACAATAGAAAGGCATTCGGAATTAAACACAAGAATACAAGAACTGAAAGATCAAATAAAAGGTGATGAGAAAGATAAGACCATAAAAGATAAAGAAAAAAAAGAAGATCCAGTTGCAGTGAAGGCAGCACCTTATCTAAAAACAGGAAACATATTTAAAGACCTTTTTTCAACTGGTATGAATATTGCAAAATCAGAATTATTTGATATGACTGATTTTGATATAGGAGGTCTTAAACTTGAAGATTATTTTTCTCCTCTTAAAAGTATCAGAAATGTTTTAGATGTAAGAACTGAAGGTGAAAGAGAAAGAGATGAAAAAGAATCTTTAGAAAATCAAGTTGAAGAACTTAACGAATTGTCTAAAAATGAATACTTAACCAATGAACAGAGAGATAAAATTATTCAGGTATATGAAGAAAAAAGTTCATTACTTGAAGAAATGCAGTTAAACAGGTTGGATCAACTTGTAGATTTTCAGAAACAATTATTGGAATCTAGTGAAGAACAAGAATCTCAAAGAAGAGCAGATAGAAAAGAGGATATAAGATTACAACAAGAAAAAGCAATTGCTGATCAGAAAGCTAGACTTGAATCTGAAAATATTAAAGGATTACTACCAGAACCTCAAACAACACAAATATCAGGGTTACTTGAAGGATCAAAACCTCAAAAAGGTGAAGAAGGTGGAGGTCTTAAAGACCTTTTGGATTTATTTGGTGGTGGAGGTAAAGATGGAAAAGGTGGTTTTTTAAAAAATTTATCGAAAAAGGGTGGAGGATTATTAACTAAAGCAGCAGCACCATTAAAAACTGCAGGTGCTGCTTTAGCGAAAGTTGGAGCAGCAAAATTAGCAATCGGAGCAGGTGCTGTCGCTGCTACAGCAGCATCAACATATGCAGTTTATAAAGCAACTCAAGAGGGTTTAGGGTTCCTTGGAGCAAAAAAAGAGGAAAAACAAGTAGAGACTCAAGCAAAGGAAGCAGATAAACAAAGAGAGCAGAAACTTAAATCCAGTCCAATGGCTGAATATTTTGTTAACACTAAAAATAAAGAGGGTAAAGTTTCCCCAATAAGGTTGGATAAATATCTTGCTGCTAATCCTGGAACATTAACTAGACTCACAAAAATTGGGGCAATTCAAGTTAAAGATGGCAAACCTTTTGTTAATGATGATATGGTAAAAGACCTTGGTATATTTAAAGGAAAAGAAGAGGCTTCAAAATCAAAAAGTAATGCTCTATTCAGTTCTAGATTAAGAACAAGAACAGAACAACTAACTCGGAAAGAAAAATTGATAAAAGATATCAAATCCAGTATGAAAGATGATAAAGAATATGCTGAATATCTACTTGATATTGGATCTTCAGATGGCATTTTAAGTCCAGAAGAAGTCAAAAAATTAACTTCTGACATTAATGGAAATGGTGTATCACAACAAGTTAAAAGTCAACAACCAACTAAAATGCCAGAAGCTTCCAACATTTTACAAAAAGTTGAAGAACAAAAGAAAGTTTCTGAACAAAAACAATCTGACAGTAAACCATCACTAAATCAAAATGTTATACAAAACACCAAACAGGGTGACAGTTCTGTAGTTAATATAAATCAAAGTAGTGGAAAATTACCTTCACCTCCTTTAGAACAACAAGGCGTCTGGTGATAAACAAGGGGAATAAAATGCCAAAAAAAATACTAAAAAACACAGCAAATGAATTAGCAGTTAAAATTATTTCTGAAGTTTCAGAAACTATAACTCTAGAGGATGGAAACTATAGTGGAACAATTCCTTCTGGGTATTCTATACTCTCTATCAGGTGGTCCACATCAGATGGTTATCTGTCTCTAGAAAGAAATTCAGAACTTATTTATGAATTGTCGGGTAATGGGCAATGGAATTTACAAACTGGTTTAGCAGATTATTCAAATTCATCAAGTCCGATAGATATAATACATTATACTGGTGAGACCACTTACGACAGTTACACTTTAATTATACATTTATCTAAAATTGCATAGAAATGTCTAATGGGTAAAATTTACAGTTTAAAGACTGGAAAAAAATTAACTAATGGTAAACCTTTAGAATTTTTTGATTATTCCTTAAAAATAATCTATAAATGTCCAGAAGGACATCTTTTTGCTGAAGAATATTATTCTGAACAAATAATGAAACATGGAATTGATAATTGTCTTAAAGATTCTATCAATATAAACGAAAAAAAGTTTTGCCCTGAATGCGATGAGGTTTTAGAAGTTGGAAAAAGACCAAGATCAGATACTAAATAATATTATGATAGAAAGAAAAAAAGATCATTTCTACAACCTCTATTTGGTTAGAACTAAAGGGTTGAAATCTATAATATATAGAGTTATTCACAATTCTTACTGGGATTCAATCGTTTTTATATCTGAATTTGGTTCTGTTATGGGTATTGATGAAAAAGGTATTTTTTTAGAATCTCTCCCAGAATATAAAAAGCAATATCAAGTTATTGCTGTGAAAAAAGCAGAAACTTTTTTTATTGAAGAGGGTGTTGCTTTTGAAAGATTTCTAAAACTTAAACACTTTCGAAAACCTAAAATGATAGACTATAGAAATTTAATTCAAAATATTGTTGAGAAGATTGGTAAATTTTTAGGTTTAAAATTTATTCAAAATATTAAAATAAAAAGTAAAAGTTTTATGTGCTCTTCAGAATTTATTATAAATATGTTTGACGTATCAAAAGATATAAGTTATAATGATAAGAGTATTTCTTGGTTTGAAGATAATGATATATATGATTTCTTAAATCTTCCAAAAAACTAGTGGGGGTGTAAAATGCCAGCATATGATTATAAATGCAAAAGTTGTGAAAATATATTTGAAGAATTTAGAACTATTGCGAAAAGGAATGAAGTTGGAGAGTGTCCAGAATGTGGATCTTCAGAAGTTGAAATGTCTTTTGGGAATAGTTCTTTGAAAATTGGAGACCCAGTTCATTTGGGTGTAAAGAAAATTGATGATGGTTTTAATCAACTCCTGAAAAATATAAAGAAAAATCACCCTCATGGTGGAATGAAAATAAGATAGACAAATGCCAAGGAAACTGAAAACAACAAAATCAATAAAACCCTCTATTAAAGAGAAACCTAAAATGGGACTTAAATTGTCTGATATTCAACCTAAAACCGAGAAACAACAAATAACCTTTGAACATTATCATAAAGGTAAAAATTTCTGTCTTCATGGAATGGCAGGTACAGGTAAAACTTTCATGGCAATGTATTTGTCACTGAACGAAATTTTATCAGGTAATTCAAAAGCAAGAAGAATCATAATAATTCGTTCAGTAGTTCCAACAAGAGATATAGGATTCCTTCCAGGAAGTATTGAAGAGAAAACAAATGTGTATGAAATGCCTTATTCTAATATATGTACAGAACTCTTTATAAACAAGAATTCTTACGAGGATTTGAAGGAAGCAGGTAAGATTGAATTTGCTACAACTTCTTTTGTTAGAGGTTTGACATTTGAAAATGCTATTGTTATTATTGATGAGTGTCAGAACATGACATTTCATGAACTGGATTCTATTATAACAAGATCTGGAAATAATTGTAGATTGATTTTTTGTGGAGATTTTCATCAGTCTGATTTGGGAAAGAAGTCTGGAATAGTTGAATTTATGGATATCCTTTACAAAATGAAATCCTTCTGTATGATTGAGTTTGATCAAAATGATATTGTTAGATCTGGATTAGTAAGAGAGTATATCCTTGCTAAAAACGATTTGCCAGATGAGTACACCGAGTTTTGGAGAGACAACATAGAACACTATGAACAAAAGATTCAAGAAGAAGACGAATCAAAAGGTTTTTTAGATAAAATAAAATTATTTTAAGATGAGTATTGACAAGATTAAAAAATCATTTAATTTATTATCCAAAGTTTTAGTGGATTCTTTTAAATTTTTTATTGATCTTATCAGGTGGTTGTTTTTAGTTGTATTAATCGTTGGATGGACTTTATGCGTTTTTGTTATTTTATCAACAGTAAGGTTTTTAGAAAGTCTTCCTGAGAAAATAAAAAGAAAAAAATTCCTCTTAAAAGTAGAAATATTAAAAATTTTAGAAAAAGTATTGACATTCCTTAAAAAATAGTATATACTATAAATATGAAAATATTTAAACACCAGAGTGTTGAATTAGGGTATTCTGATTTACACTCCCAAACTACAAACAGTGGTCGCAAGTATGTAACACCAGAAGGTAACTCCTATCCTTCAATCACAACAGTATTATCAGCAAAAGGAAATCCAGCAATAGAAGCATGGAAGAAAAGAGTTGGAGAAAAAGAAGCAGCAAGAATATCAAAAGTTGCTACAACTATTGGGAATGCATTACATGATAATTCTGAAAAATATCTAAAAAACGAAATGACAACAGAAGATATTTCAAACTTATCTAATATGGATAAGTGGATGTTTCAAAGTTTCAAAAACCTTTTAGATAGAATTGATAATGTGATTGCTTTGGAAACTGCTCTTTATTCAGATAACTTGAAGATTGCTGGAAGAGTGGATTGTATTGCTGAGTTTGATGGCGTCCCTGCAATAATAGATTTCAAGAATGCAAAGAAACCAAAAAAAGAAGAATGGATTGAAGATTACTTTTTACAGGCAACCTTTTATTCATATGCATTCTATGAAAGAACTGGTAGACTGATAGAGAATATAAGAATCCTTGTGTGCGTCAGAGACGGTCAAATACAGGTGTTTGAAAAAAATGTTAAGGATTATATTAAAAAACTTGACAAACGTATTAAAGAGTATTATAATCAATCCTGAGGTTGTATTATGAAACAATATCCATACAAAACTTGCCTCAGATATCCAGGAGGTAAGTCAAAAGCATTAAAAACTTTGGCACCTTGGTTCCCTTCTTTTAGTGAGTATAGAGAACCTTTCATCGGTGGAGGGTCAGTTGCTTTATTAGTATCTCAAAACTTTCCAAATATGCCTGTTTGGGTAAATGACAAATATGTATATCTATATAACTTCTGGACTCAATTAAGGGATAATGGTCAAGAACTTTCGGATAGACTCTTAGAAATTAAGAAGAGTGTTGAAGGTGATGATAAAGGAGCAAGAAAACTTTTTGACGACCATAAAAGGAATATATCTCAATCTGAAGGGGTTGATCAAGCAGTTTCTTTCTTCATTCTAAATAAATGCTCATATTCAGGACTTACAGAAAACTCCACATTCTCAGTTCAAGCATCAAAGGGTAATTTCTCTCAAGTTGGAATCAAAAAACTTCCAGCATATTCTAAAATAATACAGAACTGGAAAATAACAAATCTTGATTATTCAGAACTGATGAAAGCAGAAGGGAAAGATGTTTTTGTTTTTCTTGACCCTCCATATGATATCAAATCATTTCTATATGGAACAGATAGAAAGATGCACTCAAACTTCTGTCATATAAGATTTGCTAAAGATGTTGAAGAATGTAAGCATAAATTTATGATAACTTATAATGTTAATGATTGGTTAGTTGAAAGGTATAAGAACTTCTATCAAAGAGAATTTCTTTTACAATATTCAATGGTTCATAGGAAAAATAATAAGAAGGCAGAACTTCTTATATCAAATTACGAGGTTGCTCCTGAAGCAAACTCTTTACAATCTTTTTTTGGAAATGAGGTAAAATGAGACAGAACAAAACATTACAGGAAAACATGGAAGATTTTTTTCAAGAAATTGAAGACAGGGTTTACAAGTATGATATTGGATGGTTGGAAGCTATCTTGGAATACTGTGAAGATACTGGATTGGAACCTGATAGAGTTTCAAAACTTGTATCACCAAACCTGAAGAGTAAGTTAGAAATGGAAGCAAAAAGTTTAAACTTTATTGAAAAGAGTTCTAAACTTCCAGTATGATTGAAGAAAGTAAGTATAGAAATTTAGAAAAATATTTCAAGTTGTATCATTCTATCAGATTGCACTTTTCTTCAAACTATGATTTTTTCAAATACAGAGGAAAGACAAGGAAGTTTGGAAATCTTGATCAAAAGAGAGGAAAGAATTTTATATTCAGACTTGAAAAAAAATATGGGAATGAGTTTGCTAATTTTCTGGTTTGTATGTTTACTTTTCACAGCAAAGAGAATTGGAGATTAGATCAGTTCATTGGAGTTGAAAATGAAAAGATTTATGATCAATGGAAATCAAAAATGACTTCATTACCATATTACTTTGAACAAGATTTAAATTTTTTGAAAGATTTGAATGTTCCTTTCAATGATATGTTTAAATGTACAGTCATTAAAAACGGCGTCAAGTCTAAATCTCATCCTTTGATATTGAAGCATTACATTAAAGAAGATATAAATTTGGAAACTTTAATTGTTATTGATATTGTTCTGGGATATTTCCAGCACTGGGATAAAAGTATGGAAAACGATTTTATGTGGAAAGATTTACATTTCAAAATAAAGAAGTACAAACCATTCTTGACCATATCAAGAGAAAGATACAAAGAAATATTAAAAAAAGTTTTTGTTTAGTATTGACTATTTTAGGAATTTAAGTTATAATATTAATGACTTAATTTTATTAGGAGTATATTTATGAGTTTTGCAAATTTAAAAAAGAAAAGACAAAGTAATTTTGACAAGTTGAAAACTCAACTTGAAGGTTTAACAAATAAAAGTGGAAACGTTGAAGAAGAGTATTGGAAACCTGTATTCGACCAAGATGCTGGTATTGGTTCTGCTGTTATTCGATTCTTACCATCAAAAGATAGTGATGAACTTCCATGGGTGAAAGTTTTCTCTCACTATTTTCAAGGACCAGGTGGATGGTATATTGAAAAGTCCTTAACCACTATTGGACAGAAAGACCCAGTGTATGAGTTCAATGGCACTCTATATAATTCAGGAGATGAGGCACTAAAAGCACAAGGTAGAAAGCAGAAAAGGAATGTTTCCTATTATGCTAATATCTATGTCGTGAAAGATCCTGCTAATCCTCAGAATGAAGGTAAAGTTTTCTTGTATAAGTTTGGTACAACAATCTTTAACAAGATTACGGAAGCAATCTCACCTAAGTTTGAGGATGAGGAAGCAATTGACCCATTTGATCTGTGGTCTGGTGCCAACTTTAAAATCAGAATGAAGATGAAAGGTGACTATCTAAACTATGATGATTCTGCTTTTGATAGAACTACTGCTTTACATGATGATGAGGACTTCTTAGAGAAGGTTTACAATGAGATAAAACCTTTAACCTCATTTACTTCTCCTGATTCTTTTAAGTCTTATGAGCAATTAAAAGCAAGACTTGATAAAGTTTTAGGGAAGACTCAACAAAAAACAATTCAAGATTCAGTTCAGGTAGTTGATATTGAAGATGTTGAAGTTTCTGTTTCCTCTACAACAGTTGATGAAGTTGTATCAGATCCAGATGATGCTTTAGCGTTATTTGAACAACTATCACAGTAAAACTCATATTTGGGGTGGGAATATTCCCACCCCCTAAATAATAATATGAAACCTATAATGTTGATAGAGAGGTATGTTGATCAAGATGAAACTGTAATTCTACCATTTCAAATTTTAAATCAATATGTTATTGAAGTTTTTTTAGATGACCAATCTAAAACTCCTGTGGAAAATGTTTATGTTCAAGGGGATAGGTTATATTTTAGAAAATTTTATCAGAACTATAAATATCCAACAAAAGTTTGTATTAAATATATAACCAAGGATTTTTGATGAAAAGAGAAAATCAAAATCTTAGAGACGATATAATAAAAATGGAAAATCGTCTTGTTGAACATATAATGTCTAAGATTGAAGATTTAGATTTGGATATGAATATAGTTGAAACAAGAGTTGTGAGTCAAGGAAAATTTAAAAAAAGTATAGAATCTTGCCACTCGCTTCAAATAAAATATGAAGTTCATTACTTAGAGGAGAGTCTTTCCATAGACCCTATAAAGAAAAAAATCCTTTACAATAACACTAAAATAGGTTATAATGGTATAGAGATATCAAATGATCACTACATAAAACTGAGAATGGCAATCATAAGTAGAAAAAAGTATTTTGAGATGATTGACAAAAAAGAAAAATTGGAAAAAATTCTAAAGTAGGTGAACCTGTGTCAATAAAAGTTAGTTATGCATATTGTGAATGGTCTAACAGGGAAGAGATTAGAAAAAAGGTTAAAAATCTTGAACAAGAAGAAGTTGTAATTGAAGAAGTGAAAAAAGAGAAAGAATATGGAAAGTAGAAAAATCGAAGAATATGTTTCAGAGAAATTCATAAAAGATTTTAATAACCATTTAGCTTTAGAGCATAAACTTTTAGATGAAGTTAAAAAAATGGAGAAATCTGGACTCCAAAATACAGTTGAATATAAAAGATTGGTGAGTATAAAAACTGAACAGAGTTATTTTATTTCATATTTATACAGACTCATTGAACTTTTAAATTCTAATGACAATCAATTACTAAAAAATTTATCACCAGAAAATATGAAAATTAAAAGAATGATTCAAGTCTGGAAAAAATCAGACTATAAATTCATTAGAAAAATGAGAAAAGGTATAGGTGATGATGGTGTTAATCTTATGAAGAATAGTGTAGATAAAAGTATCCTAAAAGTTAATGAGTATATTGTTGATTTAGGAAATAAATTAAAGGATTTGTGATGGAAGTTAATTTAATCAGTTTGTTTGTTGTAATATACTTGGCAACTTTATTGAGTGATGCAACATTTTTTTCATTTAATGTTATAGTTCAATACTATAGACAAAGGAAGATGAATAAGAATATGGATGCACTTAGAAAAAATTTGGAAGAACTTTACGGTAAAAATAAAAATAATGGAGGAAAATAATGTCCAATTGTGAAACTTGTGGTGTTGAATTTCGTTCTGGAGATTTTGTAACTGGTAGAAATTATTATTCATGTTTAAGGTGTAGAAAATATAATAGGAAAACTAACGGTTATACACCTTTTAGTTTTCTCAGAGAATTAAAATCTAAAATGAGAGATTCCAAATTGGTGAATGAAATTTGGGATAACATTCACCATACAGTTCTTGAAGTTTCTGGCGGGAATGTTGTTGAATTGAATTGTTGTAAAGAAAAAGATTTTGATAAGATGATATCACAACAAAGTAGGAATCATGACTATTATAAAGAATTTGGCAGTTATAATGGTAAAGTCACTTTAAATGATCAAACATACTATTGGACCGTTTACTACAATTAAGGTTTTAAATGTCTAAAGAAGAAGAAAACATATATGTGTATGTCCATTTTTTAGATGTGGGGAATGCTAATTCCTCAAGAGCTAATATGTTGATGATTGAAAAGCAGGATGTCATAGAAATGTTTCAAGAATCTACAAAAAGTGAACAGACGGCTTATGAACTTTCTGGAATGAAACCTGATGAGTTTTTTCCTATGGATGGTGAAATTGATGAAAGTGAATCTACTTACATTTTATTTAAGGTATAATTGATGATTTTAAAACTAGGAAAAACTGATATGGGTCAATTGATAGTTGAATGTTCAACTTCAGTTGTTGGTTGTGAAGATTGTTTTGTATTAATTCATAAAGCAGATAGTGTAACTGATGAATCTGTAATTTTAGGTAAATATAAAAATTTATCAGAAGTTAAAGAAGCAGCAAACAAATTTCTGGAAGAGGAAATACCGTTATAATGGAAACTTTTATAGAATATTACATTTTAAACATTGTCATTTGGGGATTATTCCTTAGGTGGCAATTATTTATCAAACAAGATATTAAAAATGACATGGTGGAAAGATTGGAAATGTCACCAGAAGATGTTGATAAAGCATTATTCAAAAATTGGATAGTGTTGACTCTATTCTGGTGGTTTACTATCATTATGGTTGTAGTTTACACTATAAAGATGAAATGGGATAGGCAATAAATGTTAAAGACTTGTTGTGAGTTAATGCAAAAGGCATATCAACTCAATTGGATAACTTCAAGGGACGGTAATATATCTGTCAGAAATAGGGACAGGGAACACTTCTGGATCACTCCTAGTGGGATTCGAAAACCTATGCTTGATCCTGATATGTGGAAAAAAGTTTCTCTTTATAAGGATAACAATAAGTTTGTTTGTTTAGAACATACCTCGCTATCAGCAAATTTAGCACCCTCTGGTGAAACTCCATTACATTATGGTATTCAGAAAAATATTTCTGGTGATTGTAGTAGAGTTGTTGTTCACTTTCATCCAACTTACATTGTAGCTGCTCTTCATAGGGGTATAGAACTGAATAAACTTGTTCTTGAGTTCCCAGAACTAGGTAGGTATACAAAGGTTGGGAAGTCTGTTCCAGATGTTCCACCCATATCACAAGAATTAGCAGATAGGTGTCATGAGAACCTTGGATTGAAAGATGATGGTTCTTTGGAATGTGATATTGTAGGTATTAAAGGTCATGGGGTTGTTTCTATTGCAGAATCCCCTTGGCAAGCATTTGAACATATAGAAAGGTTAGAACATATCTGTAAGATTGTTTTAGTCAGTGGTGTATAATATGAAAAATTTATTTCTTAAAATTATGGCAATTTATATTGAAGTTGTTGGATTTGTTGCTGCATTAGCATTCTTCATTCTAGCTTTTCCAGTTATGGTTACTTTGAAATTGACAGGGTTATCTATAGAAAAGGAATTGTGATAAATTGGAATAAAGGATGTATGAATATAGAGTAGAAAATGTTAGAGTTATTGACGGGGATACAGTTGATGTTGATATTGATTTAGGTTTTGGTGTCTGGATGAAAAAACAGAGAATCAGGATTTATGGAATTGACACCCCAGAATCAAGAACCAAGGATAAGGTTGAAAAAGTTTTTGGACTTGCTGCTAAGAAAAGACTTGAAGAAATATTATCTATGAGTGATGATATTCTTTTAAGAAGTGTTAAAGATGTTAGAGGTAAGTTTGGAAGAATCCTTGGAGATTTCGTCATATATGATTTAGCTGGGACTTGTGGTGACCTTCTATGTACAGAAGGTCATGCTGTTAGGTACTTGGGTCAAAGTAAAGAAGAAATTCAAGAAGAACACGAAAAGAACAGGCAGAGACTGATACAAGAAGGTAAAGTTGTATTATAAATATTTTTATGACACCTAAAACATTTTTTAAAAAACTTTCAAGTAAAATAGAAAATTTAGATTCAGAAAAGAAAGAAGAACTTTTTAATAAATCAAATTTGGAAATATTGAAAAGAATTTCAGAATACTGTCAAAAAAATAAAAAAGTTATTGTTATAACAGACAGACAACAGTGTGCAGATTTTTATAAAATATTAAGATTTTTTAAATTAAGTATCTATTACACTAGAAGGGGTTGGGCTATCTTTTTAACAAATTTCAGTGGAAAGAAATTCACCAAGATAAGAGATGACAGGTATAGGTTTTTGAAAAAGTTATATCCTAAATGTAAAGAATATAAAGAACTTTTAAAAAAGAGAAACGATTTTTTTGAACATGTCTTGAAATAAGAAGTTCTGAGAAACAATATACACCAATAATAAATAAGTTGCATAATGTAGAATTTGATCAAATGTTTGAAATAACCAATAAACTATAGAAGAGTTTGAAATTTTAAATATCCTCATAATTTTTGTCTTGAGATAATCTATATGCCAGTGTAAAATATAATCAATACCTGATAATAAAAAACAATACTCAAGAGGAACTAAAAACAAGTATGAAACTATTAAAGTCAAAAGTGCGTGATCGAAATAGTGTAAATGACATTCACCCAAATATCTGGTTTTGTCAAGTGGTACTTTTTTGAACTGTAGGTATAAATCACAGAAAGCATGTTTGACGAACAAAGCAAATAAAAATATTGTATCCATTTTTATTATTTATAATAGGAGTTAGTTATGAATGATGTTAGTATTGACGAGAAAGAAGAATTGTTGGTAATCTTTATGGAAGAATGTGCTGAAGCATCTGTTGAAGCTTCAAAAGTCATTCGTTTTGGTAGGAATGATGAAGAAATTGGAAGTCTTGTAAGAGAAGTTGGTGACCTTATGTGTATGATAAATCTACTAGAGGAATATGGACTGATAAATAGAAATCAGATAAATCAATATGCTTTAGCTAAAAGAGAAAAGTTGAAAAAATGGAGTAACTTGAACGTGTCTTAACTGGTGGTGAAAAATGTCTTACAATTACACTTTTGATCAAGAAGAAGTTTCGGATTTACACAAAGAAGTTCATAACATAAGACCTACTTATGAATGGTGGGAAATGTGGCATGATGC